CGGAAAAAAATAAATGGCTAGTGTGAATAAGGGATCAATATATATCTGCGGAGACAGCATTTGTGTGCCTCATATTGGATTCAAAAACCAACACTGGTCCGAGCAACTAGCAAGAAAAGTACCGGAATACAATATAAAAAATTTAGCTTTTATTGGTGCCACTAATTTTTCTATTACCGCACAAATAGAAAAAGCAATTGCTGATCCTACTACTAAATTTGTAATAGTAAATGCCACTGATGTTTATCGTATTGATGTCACTAGTTCAAATTTTAAAAGAGAAGTTACTGTTGATAATGCAGTTGATGAAGGGGTATTTTTTGACTTTACTAAAGAACAAGTAAAAAAAATATATGTAGAATCTTATAAAAATGGATTTGTATCTCAAGAAAACTTGTTAGATATTTTTTCAAAAAATGTTTATGAAGATCAACGTAGCGACAAATTATTTCGAAACAATCCAAAAGAAAAATTAGTACACTTTGGTATATGGGGAGTATCAGAAGGTGGAAGAACAATAATGCATGAGAAAATAAAAGAGAAAATTCCATCAGACACATTGAACACTGCTAAGTTATACTTCAAGCATATTTTCAATTACACTCAACGATTTTATGAAGATTTGGCAATGATAGAAGGTAAATTGTATAAACTACATGCTAAAAAAATACCATTTCTGTACAATCTAAGTGGACTGACTAATAAAAAAGAAAATCATTATGAATTGTTCTCTGATATGATTGATAAAGTTAGCTCTATTCACGGTTTAGAAAATTTTCATTCAGATTTAAATTTACATAATATAGCCGAAATAGTTAGACGTGAAGAAAAGTGTGATAATGAAGAATCACCTCCCTATCATTTTAAATCGATAAAAACTCATGGAGAAATAGCAAACTATTACGCACAAAAAATAAAAGAAATGATCGAGTGAATGATTGATTATTTGACAAAACTTAGTTATAATGTAACCTTAACAATAGGACTTATGGGTGTTAGCTAAATTAATAATCAAAGACGAGGTGAACGTCAAAATTGAAGGACTAGAACTAAGTACAAGAAAAAATCTAGTCTCAAAATACAAATTTGAAGTACCTGGTGCTAGATTTCAGCCATCTGTGCGATTGGGTAGGTGGGATGGAAAAGTTTCATTTTTCCAACTAGGTGGTTCCACTTACATAAATTTACTCCCAGAAATTATTCCTTATCTTGATTCGCATGGGTATGATATCTCTGTCGAAGATTTGAGAAGTTATCGAACTTCTTTTGAATTTAATAAAATAACTGCAGACACATTTGCTCATCATGTTTGGCCAGACAAGCATCCAAAAGCAGGAGAACAGATTTGGTTTCGTGACTATCAAGTTGAAATAATTAATAATTTTTTAGTTAATCCACAGAGTATTCAAGAAGTAGCTACTGGTGCTGGAAAAACTTTGATAACCGCTGCATTAAGCTATAGTATAGAACAATACGGTCGAAGTATAGTTATAGTTCCTAATAAAAGTTTAGTAACCCAAACAGAAACCGATTATAGAAATTTGGGACTAGATGTTGGTGTATATTACGGTGATAGAAAAGAATTTAATCACACCCATACTATTTGTACGTGGCAAAGTTTAAATGTGTTGTTGAAAAACACACAGAGTTCTGAAGCAGATATTACAATTCAGGATTTTTTAGAGGGGGTAGTTTGCGTTATTGTCGATGAAGTGCATATGGCAAAAGCAGACGCATTAAAAACTCTTCTTAGTGGTGTTATGTCTCACGTCCCCATTCGTTGGGGGTTAACTGGAACCATACCCAAAGAACAGTATGAATTCATGAGTTTATACTGCACATTAGGATCGGTTATTGGTAAACTAACTGCAAGTCAATTACAGGATCAAGGAGTACTCGCACAATGTCATGTGAACGTTGTTCAACTAGTTGATCATGCTGAATACACTAATTATCAAAGTGAATTAAAATTCTTATTGGAAAACCAAAATAGATTAGACTATATCGGTAAACTTATAAGTACAATTGCAGATTCTGGAAATACATTAATTTTAATTGATCGAATAGCAGCAGGTAAAGCACTTGCTGAAAGATTACCAGATTCCGTTTTCATTAGCAGTACTACCAAAGTTACCGAAAGAAAAGAACATTATGATGAAGTGGCAGAAGCATCAAATAAAATTATTATCGCTACCTATGGGGTGGCTGCTGTTGGTATTAACATTCCCCGCATTTTTAATCTTGTTCTTATTGAGCCGGGTAAAAGTTTTGTCCGTGTTATCCAAAGTATCGGGCGTGGTATTCGCAAAGCGGAAGATAAAGAACACGTCCAAATCTGGGACATAACTTCTAGTTGTAAATTTGCAAAACGGCACCTAACAAAACGTAAACAATTCTATAAAGATGCCAACTATCCATTCAGTGTCGAAAAGGCAGAATGGAAATGAGTTTTTACGTAGAAGATCGTGGTAATGGAATTAAATGGGTGCAGATAAAAGATCGCCAAAATATGTATGATATAGTAAAGTGGTGTAGAGACACTGGCTGCGGTAAACAAGTAAACATTCGTAACATAAGTTTTAAAAATGAAGAAGAACTAACAATGTTTCTTCTAAGATGGCAATGAAAAGAAAGATAATATGAGAATACTTACATTAGATAATATGGCGTATGAGTTAAATGAAATACCAGATGAAGTGGAAGATTTAAGATTTGCGGTGCTTGATAATTCAGATGCTAGATCACCGGATTATTTTTACATTCCTTTAATTTTTTTAGAAAGTTTTAATAGCCCTGCACTAGTTCTAAAAATTGGAGAAAGTATAATCAAAATGCCGGTTGATTGGCATGTATTAATTGGCGAACACGATTTGGGCGATTTAGAAGTAGTGCCGTTGACTAGTATTAATGATCGTGGGTTTAGTGTGTTTTGTTTTAATCCACTTACCAGTTTTAAACCAGAGTTTGCTAATATAGAAATTATAGATATCTATCAAGATGTTAAATGGTATTTTCCTAAATTAAAACCAGGTCAATTATTAGCAGTTCCTCTTGAAACTGGAGTTGAAAAACCATTATGTGCATATTTTATTAAAGAAATTTCCAGACAAAGTGAGGTAGTAGATTATGGAAAATGTTGGTAGATTGAAGCCAGGTTCTCAATATATATACGAACGAGACGGGGCAACTGTCTATGCTAGAGAGTTTGGCACAAATGAAAGATTTGTAATAGGTTATGATTGGACTCCAGATAATGGACTTACAAAACCAACAGAAGAAGAAATACGCCGGATAGAATATCGTAAAATAATGGATGAAGTTCTCAAAGAAGCACAAGATAATCCAGCATTGCAAGACGCATTGGATCGTGTTAGAATAATATACGAATTAAGTAAAGAAAATAAGACAGTACCACATCATCCAGTATGAGTGATAAATTAAATATTACAAATGAGATGCGTCAGTTGGATTCCAAGAATCGTGATTTTTATCGTGAATTAACTGATGAAGAACGTAAGAAATTTTCTAATTATTTGATGATTCGTTGGGGTAGTAGTGTTGAGGGTAGCACTGAGTTGCAAGAATATTATCTTTTATCTTGTAATGAAAATTTAAATAAAAACTTTTTTGATATCAGTAAACATCCGTTTTTGCAGTGGTTGACTGTAACAACAGTAAGTCCTAACATGGGTAATTTTAGACATGAATGGATTAAATTAAAAAAATCAGAATCTTCAAATAATAAAGCAGCAAAATTTTTAAAACAAATTTATCCATCTTATAGTGACGACGAAATAGAACTTTTAATAAAATTAAATGATACACGAGATATTAAAAACTTGGCACGAGAACATGGGTGGGATGAAAAACGAATTAAATCCGAGCTATAAATGTAAGTATTGTGATACTGGTTTTCGTAAGGAAACTACTCTTGTGCATCACATGTGTGAAATGAAACGAAGGTGGCAACAAGAAAAAGACACTGGAGTTCAGATAGGTCTTCGTGCTTATCTTAAGTTTTATGAAATAACGCAAGGTTCTTCTAAAACAAAAAGCTATTCTGACTTTGTTGAAAGTCCCTACTACAGTGCGTTTGTAAAATTTGGGCAGTACAATGTTAGTATTAGATCAATAAATTATATTAAATTTACTGAATGGTTGTTAAAAAATAATAAAAAGTTAGATTACTGGTGTAAAGATAATCTATACTCAGAGTGGTTATTAGAGTATATAAAAAAGGAATCCCCACAGGATGCACTTGAACGTGCCTTAAAAGAAATGGAAGAACATGCCGATGGAAGC